ATACAGGATAGACGCGACCGTTACGGTTCTTCTGTTCTGCCTGCAAGAAAGGACCTCTAATAAAAAGATTCTTTTTACCAGCTTCATTTTCTTCTACAACGAATTGACAATCTTCGTTAATTTCTGTAAAAAGCTTCATTACCCTGTCCTTAGAAATATGCAACAGAAGTTGCTTTTACTACGGTATTTGCGTCAGCTTTAATTTTATCTGTTGCTGCTTTGCGCACATACTCGATTGAATAAAAGGATCCAGCTTTACCTAAAGTGAACGAACCAAGAGTTACATCACTTGCGTCTGTCACCGTTACAACATGGTCTGATGTGTCGGTATTAACAACGCGGATCAACGTACCGTCTGAAACAGTATTTGCTGCCGTGGTAAGACCAACCTCTTCACTTTTAACCTTTAAAGCGTCTGGCATTCGATTATTCCTCGTTGCTTAATTCTTCTTGAATTGCTTGATCAATCGCATCCATCACATCATTAAACAATGACTCATCATCCAACGCTTCCATCAATTCTTCGCGCTCTTCATCAGAAGACTCAACAATCATTGAAGTTAGTACATCGATGTACATATCAATAAGTTCATCTTGTTCTTTTACTTCTTTTTTCTTTTCGCCGAAATCAACATCTTTTGCGATCTTCTTTGCGATGCGATCAATGTATGCTGAATCTGACTCAGATTCAGCTACTTCACCGCGCATACGCTTATTCTCGCGCTCTGTCTCTTTACCGATAAACTCATCAGATGCTTTTTCATCTTCTGGTGTTGAGTAACCGTGGCGCTCTTTCTTGCGGTTGATTTCTTTGACTTTATCAGGACTGAAGGCTTCCTCATCATCTTTGAGGCTGTCGTCAACATATGTGTCGATCTTCAGCTTCTTGATAATGTCCTGAATATCTTGAGGTGATGATTCCTCATAACCCTCAATTAGTTGCTTCAGTGTCTTCATCAGATCCCTCGTTTACGATTTCTTCGTCTAGCTGATCATCATCAGCCTCTAATTCTTCTTCTTGTTCTACTTCTGGCTCTTCGATGTATTCGTAGTCTTGCTCTACTTCTTCTACATCAATTTCAGGTTGGAACATTGCACGTGCTGCATCCAACTTTGCTTGCGCTAGTTGGTCAAGAGCACGTTGCCCTAATTCTTGTGCGACTTGTGCTACAACATCTACAGCGTCACCATTTACAATACTATCAATCACTTTATCAGTCATAACTAACTCCTAATCGCTATCACTATTTATAATATTTAAACTTCTTCTGATGGTGCCTCATCAGCAGGGGCTTCTTCACCATCAGGTGGCATTTGCTCTTCTTGTGGATAATAGATCGGATCATCACGTTCTTCCATGATTTCCTGATCCATCTCTTCCATATCCTCATCATTCTGTTTGAATACGTTTGAACGTACCCATTTATGAGAATAATACTTACCAATAGTACCGGAGCCTTCCATCATGCTGAATGCGTTATAACGCTCGCGCATAATCTCAAGATTCTTTAATTCTGAGAAGAAGTTGTCGCGTGCATAGATTACGCGCAAATCATGTACTATGTTCGTCCAATCTTCTTTAGTAAGAACACCTTTCAACACCAACTGTGTTTCAAGCGACTTCATGAATAGTTGATTGAAGCGATTGCGGATACGCGATACAAACTTCTGGAATTTGATTTCGTCACGTGAGATTTCAGATGCACGACCTAATGAGAAGCCTTGGTCTGATTGTAAGCGTGATGCAGGAATGTTAAGAGACTTAAACAACGCCTTCTGGAAGTATTCAACGTCAGCCATTTCGCCAAGGTTTTGACCGCCTGGAAGTGTTTGGATCTCAGTGCCACGAGTACCTTCACGGCGTGGCAACCAGTAGTCCTCTAACATAGTCATGAATTTACGATCATCACGGACTGTGCCATCATTCGCATCATACACAACTTTATTCTTATGACGTTGCATCATATCACGCATGTACTGCTCTGCCTTCATCTTAGGCAAGTTACCAACGTCGATATAGAAAATACGACGTTCTGGAGCACGTGAAATACGATAGATTACGGTAGCATCTTCCAATGCACGTAATTGATTGAGAGGTTTAATTGCTTTATGCAAGTAACTAAGAACTGTAGTATTGCTCTTATCTAAAAGGCCTGATGTAACATATACGATACTATCAGCAGCAATCTTCAATGCTGTTTCGTTGCCATTAGTTGTACCAGTTACTGTAGGTGACTTGGCAAATCCTTTTTCGTTGTAGATGAAGTATTCTTGTGTAGTGATACGATCGCCAGCAACACCTTTACCTTGTTGGCCTGCAATAGGCTTTTTCTTCTGTTCTTTTACTTTCTTGATTTTGCGAGGATCGATATAACGAAGTTCTTTAATACCATCGCGAGGATTCTTAGTATCGATTACAACATGATAATACAGACGGCCATCAACGTACCATCTGCGGAAAATTTCGTATGATTGAGAGTTGAACTTCAACATCTTTAGGATATTGGTAAATTCATCTTCAATTGCACTCTTTACTTTATCGGAAATGCCTTCAATATTCTGAAGGTCTAACTTAACAATAAAGTCTTCATCGGTGATGATTGCTTCGTTTACTACATCATCGATTGCAGAGTCAAGTTCGGGATGCAGGGCCATCTCACGATAACGTGTAACCAACTCTGCTTCTGTCTTTGTGGTGCCATCTAAGTCGAGAACGGTTCCAAAAACACCACCTGCAGCAACTGCAAGTGCGCCTTCATCGTCCTCTTTTGGGCTAAACGCATTCAAGGTAGGCAGATCTTCTGGATCACCACCTTTACGTTTAATTTCAAAACCAAATAACTCTGCCATTTTTACTCCACGGATACAAGAGGGCCAGCAATCACGCTGGCCCTACTACTTATATCACTGATTTTACGTAAATAGGTTGACTAAGTCAACGATTACGCAGCTTGGATAGCAGAAATCAGGCCAGGCGTAAAGTAATCTTTATACTTTTCGTATAAACCTTCAGTAGCCTTCTTGAATTTAGCAGTCTCTTCTTCTGAGAATGCAACAACTTGCTTACCTTCTGCTTGCGCCTTCGCGATGGTCTCATCAGCATCAACCAGAGACTCAGCACGCTCCAAGCGAGCAGACATAAATGCTGCGTCAGAAACGATTGCTTGAGTTTCAGCATCTAAGCTGTTCCAGAAATCTTCGTTAATAACGATAGTAGTCAAGAACAATGAGTGCTTAGTATCGTTGATGAAGTCGCAAGTTTCTGCTTGACCCATTGAGTAGTAACGTGGGTAAGTAGATTCACCTGCACCAATTTCACCAGTACCTACTTTAGGACCAACTTCTTCGATAGCCATTTGTACAGGATCTGCACCGATAGCCAAGAAAGTATCCATGGCAACAGGTGTGCGCTCTGATACACGTACCTTAACACCTGCAAAATCTTCGATAGACTGGATAGCCTTAGAAGCAGGTACCATACGGAAACCACCAGAGTATGTGAAAGCTAGGCCACGAATCTTAGAATTCGCAGCAACATCAGCCATCAACTGTTGACCAATTTCGCCTTCCAATACACGTGAAGCATGCTCATGGTCCTTAAACAGGAATGGCATATCCAATGCGTGGAAGTCTTTATTGAAATCACCTAGCTCCGGTGTATACAACTGAGACATTTCCATCTCACCTGCTTGTAGGCGGTCAGCGATTTCATACTTAGATACCTGTACACCATTATTATAACGATTAGAATAATCTGTAATCGTCATAACTTCAATCTGCATCTTGCCGCTAGTAGCTGCACTAACCTTTTCAGCAAATGCATTTGCTGCACGCAAGAACAAATCGATAGGTTCGTGTGCGATAACCCAACGAACGTTCATTACTTCAGACAGTTGTTTCTCCTTTCAGGATTTCTTTAATAATATTAAGCACCACCAGCATTGCCAGTAGTACCGCCAGTAACTTCCCACCAATCGTATGCAAATGTTACTGTGAACTCTTCAATCTGGTCCTGCGCGCTCCAATCCAACGCAATCGCTGATACTTCAACTGGGAAGATACCATTGAATGAATATTCACGAATCGGTATACCAGTCTTCGAGAACTGCGTCACCTGAGCAGATGACTTATATAGTAACGGTGACGCAGCACCGAAACCACGTAAGTTGCCTTGGAGTGTGTTAATTTGATTTGACCACTCTTCCATCGCGTTGCGAATCAAGAAGTCTTCATCATTGATGATCTGTACCTGCCATTGGCCGAACTGACGATCGCCTGCAAGACGCACTCGGCGACCGAAGTATGGTACTTCGATTACACCGAGAGTTGCCTCAGGGATGTTTGTAGCACGACACATGAACGGTACTTTAATGTCAGCAATTGAGTTAGCTGGGTTGCTCAAAGTCACTTGGAAAAGTGTATTACGAGCACCACCTAAGGTAAGTTGTGATCTAATATCGTTTACGTTAAAAGCCATTTTTGTTCCCCTATCTTTGTCCTATTTATTAGAAGTTACCAACGATTTCGGAGAACTCGACGCCAGTTCTTACTGCTACAAAGTTCAGCTGGATGAAGTTGATTGACTTCGCAGGCTTGATGTAGATATCACCTACAAACTCATTGCGGTCAATAACTTCTGCTGTGTTGTTGGTTTCATCAACAACCACTTTGTATGCGTAAATACCACGACGGCCTTGAACATCGCGCAAGAATGGTTCAACCAAGTTCTTGAATTGTGCTCTGGTAAATTCGTCGTTGAATTCGAACAGCGTAGTTTGAGCTGCTTTAGCAATCGCCTTCTCAAGAACAATGAACAGACGACGTACGTTAATACGGTCGAATGCTGATGGACGATTCAACAATGTCTTGTCGCCATATAGGATTGTGCCTTGGCCAGGGAATGTAACGACTGGGTTAACACCGGCTTTATAAAGAATATCACGCTCTGCTTTGTTCGGGTTATATGATAAACGAACAACGTTTTTCACTTGACCACGAGTCAGACCAGCTGGTGAATACCATGGATCACGAGTTGAATCGGTATAAACTGCCAAACCAGCAATGTCACCATTCAATGGGATGTGACGGTATACATCGTTATACTTGTCGTATACGTATTTGTAACCAGAATCCATTACTGCATATGATGTGCTGCGTAGTGCGTTACGATAAGCTACAACAGCGTCTACTTCATTACCTTCGTTACGAACAACGTCGTCGAAAGCTGGTGAAACGAATGCAACACAATCTTTACGTGTTTCTACTACGTTATCGATGATGTAGTTAGCAAGTTGCTCATTGTTTGAACCACCGCGTGCCTTACCTTGAAGGATCAACGATACGTCAACATCTTCTGCTGAAGCAAACATGTCGTAGCCACGAAGCAGGTCTGCCATTGCGATGTTGCTCTCGTCAGGACCACTTGAACCATCTTGGAACGATGCCTGAAGAGGGGTTGTATTAGTTGAATCAATCAACGATGAAGCTCCTGAGCGTGCAGCACCAGTACGAGCATTCAATGCCCAAATATACTTTGAGCTGTCATTGATAACTTCACGGTAGTTATTAGTAGCACCATCTTCGGTTACTGCATCAGATGCACGAGAAACACCAGCGTAAACTTCAAGAACGGTACCTGGAACACCAGTGAATTCGCCTTTTCTGTCTGCTACAACGATATGCATTTCGTCTGCAACAGTCGGAGCATCTACATTACTAGCTTGGAAAGTAGATGTGCCTGGAGCACGCTCAACCAAGTCGTAGTATTTCCATTGACGTGAAACGTTAGAAGAGGTGTAATCAGAGCTCAACTTGTATGTGTTGTGGAACGTAAGATCGAAGAATGCGTGGGTGGTGTTTGAATCATTTGCACCGACAGTCTTAATAGACATCTTATCAGTACCGATTGTAGTATTACCAACAACAATCTTATCACCAACGATGATTTGGTCCTTAATACCATCTAAGGTATCAGACAAATCAGCAACGTTTGCAGAAGCTGAGTTAGCTAACGCAATACGCATTGTAGTAGCACCAACTTCGATAGTTGCGTTGGTCAAATCTGTGTTCGAACTAACGTAGCCGTCTAATGTGGTGTTACCAGTAGGTGCGGTCAGATCAATAGTCGATGCATAACCGGTTGGTGAGTCTACTTGTGAGATTTCTAAGCTGTTGCCTATCTCACCAGGCCAACGAGCCATATAGTAAACGGCTGTGTTGTTAGCGTAGTCGCCAGCAGAATCTTTTGAATCGAAATCATCTACGTTCTTAGCAACGAAAGTAGCGCGATCTGACATTGCTGCTACGTTAGCTGTAGTAACAATAGAGTTGAAAGCAGACACAGATGTATTAGTTGTGGTATTAGCAGCACGAACAACGTACAACTTGTTACCATAAGCCAAGAAACTTGATGCAGTGAACCACGTCTCTTTTACAGAGCTGTTTGGTTTACCGAAACGTGACACCAACGATGATTCTGAATCAATCAGAACGCGTTGATCAACTGGACCCCAGTTAAAGACACCAGCAATAGCGGCCTCTGTACTAGATACCGCCGGCGTAACGGTAGTCAAGTCGATTTCTGAAATGTTTACGCCAGGACTAACTTGAAATGGCATTTTGATCTCCCCATTAACGAGTTTATTCTAATAAATGTACTCTGAGGTTATTTATAAATTCCAGAACTACAATAAGCGTTCACGCTCATCTTCATCCAAGAGCCACATATCATTATTCACAGCCATAATTGGCTTGTCTTCGTAAGCATCATGGCCACTATCAACCATTGCGAACGGAAGCATATCATCCTCTAACATTTTCTCATGAGCTTGGCTCAGAGTCATCCGTAAATCAGTGTTAGTGAGTTCTTTGACGTAAGGCTGTTGGATCAGCCAAGCAAACATTACACAACACATTACCAAATCGTCATGGCCATCCTCAGCTTGATAGGAATCACCATGCAACGAAAATCTAAACAGTTCATATAATATATTAAAATCGTTCAGAATCAATTGATCCTGCTCAACCAACGTCTTCAGTGAACTGCATCCTAGACGTTTTGTGGATTTGGTGGTACGAACACCAATCAATGAGCTTTGGCCAAATCCAGCAGTAACTTGCAGGTTGCCACCTTTCTCTTTAGCGGTCCAGAATACTTGCTCATATTCCAACTCATGATATAATATATCAGCAACTTGTTTACCGATATCATTGGACTCTACAAGAACATAAGCGTTGTTGTAAGCCTCAGCCATTTGTTTTACCATATTTGGAAACATCAATGGCGTTACTTCGTTGTTTCGATATACCGCAGCCACCTTATATGGCATCTCAGTCACATCGAAGACCACGAAAGCACTAAAATCCTGCCCTAAGCCTCTTGACACGTCCACCGTTACTAAGTATAATCGGTCTTGTACCGGCTCCAGATATATACTTATGCTATTATTGTTTCTGACTGGATTCATGTGTACAAGCATCTTTAGCTTACTACCATCAATCAGAGTATTTGAAGAACCTAAGAATTCACAATCAAATTCCTGACGGAACTGCTCTTCAGAAGTATTTCGGATAGTATCTTCTTTCCACTTCTCATCGCGACCAGGTACATCAGACCAGTGTACTGATATCCTTTTGTAGTCATTGTTTCCATTCTCACTATCTACCCATAACTTGTAAAACATATTCAAGCCATTAGGTGTGGATGTGATTAGTACTTTAGATGTATTACCAGATGAGATAGTAGGGAATACAGAAGTAAAGAATTCTTCCTGCATACCATTCGGTACGAACGCAAACTCGTCCAAGTAGATTAAGTTTTGGGATGTACCACGAATTGCACTTGATGACGTTGCACCAGCTAGGATCTTAGATCCGTTCTCAAGCTCTATATTACCTTTATTCCATTCTACAATGCCTTGCTGTAGCCATTTAGGTAAATGTTCATACGCTAATTGTACACGACCTAGAATCTCACGAGATTGACTAAGTTTATTAGCAAGGATCGCAATGCTATAGTTTTCCTGGAAAAGAATATACCATAACATCAGACCAGCAATTGTAGTCGTCTTACCACACTGACGTGGCATCTTACAAATAACGTATCTGTTATCTACAGCGAGGTTAATAATGTCACGTTGGTAGTCATATGTACGGAAAGGAACAAGACCGTGGTCAATGTGAACGATCTTTACATATGTGTGTAGGAAATGAATCGGATCTTTCATACAGCGAGCATACTCGAGCATTTGGTCTCGCGTATACCCAATCTCTGTATTTTGGCGTTTTAGGTTTTGGTTCCCTAAGTAGCCTTTATCATTTTGTTCCATTACAACGTAACTTTGCCTTCAGCAATCAAGCGCTCACGGTTTCTTTTATGTGCATCTTGGACATCATCTTTTGACTGTCCCCAGTACTCTACTGCATGCCCTTCTTCGATGAGAATTTGTGTGACTGTTTTATCCTCACATATAAAGTCGCCGAGTATTCTACCGAACTTACCTTTAGCGTCTTCACCACTCTTATCTATCATTGTTTTGAGGATAGCAGTTTTTCCAAGCAGTTCCTTGAGTCTAGCTTTTGCGGCGAGCCCAAACACCTTTTCAATCTCATTTGATGTTCGCGATTCAGGCGTATCGATTCCCATAATACGAACACGCTCACCACGGAGCCAAACACCAAAACCGAGATCAATATCCACATCAACTGTGTCACCATCAACTATCCTCTTAACCTCTACTCTATATTCATACATTATTCTTCATTCTCCTGCGAAGCTTGTTTAAGTAATTTTTGTAGCTCTGCTGTTGAACCGACGAATAGATTATTGTTGACTGTTTGATTAGTTGCCGCAGCTTCCCCAGTTAACTTTTGTTTGCGTTGTTGGAGTTCTAGGAGATCTTTTTGGGCATCAGATAAAGTTTTCATAATCGTAGCGACTACTTCATAGCTACGGGGATTTTGGGACATGTCAGCTACATCAAGTATGCCATCAAGTGCTTGTTGACCTTTTTCAATTACAGCCAGCAAGTTTCCACGCGCATACTCAAAGTCATCATCTATAGTAGACTTAGTTTTTTGGATGTATGGTTTAGCAGCAGGAATGATGTCAGTAGGATTGATATCCTCAATACTGATTTCCTCTATTCCTAAGCTATCACCTATAATATCTTTACTCATTACGAAGTTCTTGTAGTTATTACACCATACGCACTATTAGACGCAATTGAATTTGGATCCGTATAATCGTTCGGATCACTTAACGTGACTGTTGGCGTGTACACATATCCTTGACCACCATTTGCAACAGCAATCGATGTTACGACACCATTAGCGACAGAAGCTGTCGCAGTCGCAGCGATTGCTTCTACAGGATTATCGTATACCAATGTAGATGCAGCAGTACCGCTATATAGACTTGCATCAGAATATACTTTGATGTTGTCATAATATGAGACACGGCCGGTATCACCAAGTTTGAACTTACCATCGGCAGTAAAGTTCTGTCCATCAAAGTTAGTACCAGTCAGATCAGTATAGAATTGGAGTGTACGCGTACCATTACCATCAGTAACCCATGCCGCAAACATCTGACCATCCCATGAGAATTCTAGCGTCGACCATCCACCATCAATTACTAATGGCTTATCAGTGATCGCTCCAACTTCCATAACACTAGTATCTGTTCGACGAATATCTACATCAATACGATCCGACGTTCTCCAATATATTTTGAAGTTATCATTCTCGAAAATTGTACCCGATGTTTCATAACCAGCAGCAGAACGATAATCTACTTTAATAGTACCTTCAGCTTCAGTACCAGTACCAGCATCAAATTCCTCTTGAGCGGAATCTAGTTTGAGGATATAATTACCACCATTTGGATTGTAGAATTCTTGTGAGAAGTTAGTGCCAATAGATGGCGGTGATAGTGTTACATTGGCAGACGAATATCCATACCCACCATTTGTTACGAGGATAGATGTTACTACACCAATATTATTAATCGTTGCACGAG